AGAATACTTTGCGATTGGGGTAGGGGGTACAGTGACGGGAAAGGGGGCCGACCTCTTAATCATTGATGACCCCCACTCTGAGCAAGAAGCCGCCTTGGCCCAAGGAGACAACACTGTCTTTGATAAAGTCTACGAGTGGTACACCTCTGGTCCCCGCCAACGACTCCAGCCGGGAGGGGCTATTGTAGTAGTGATGACACGCTGGGCTAAGAGGGACCTAACGGGCAGGATCCTTCAGTCTGCGATAGACAAAGACGGAAATGACGATTGGGAGGTGATTGACTTCCCTGCAATCCTTCCTAGTGGAAACCCTTTATGGCCAGAGTTCTGGAGCCTTGAAGAACTCCAAGCCCTACAGTCCGAACTTCCTGCATCTAAGTGGAACGCCCAGTACCAACAAAGCCCAACGAGCGAGCAGGGGGCGATTGTTAAGAGAGAGTGGTGGAAAGAGTGGAAAGAAGAAGATCCTCCGAAGTGTGAGTTTCTGATCCAGTCTTGGGACACGGCGTTCACGAAGAACGAGAGGTCTGACTATTCAGCGTGTACGACTTGGGGTGTGTTTTATCTGAATGAGAACCAGAATGACGCAAACATTATTTTGTTAGATGCGTTCAAGAGAAGGATGGAGTTTCCTGAACTGAAGGAAAAGGCGTTCAACCACTATAAAGAGTGGGAGCCAGATGCGTTTATTGTTGAGGCAAAGGCGTCAGGAGCGCCGTTGATTTTTGAGTTGAGGGCGATGGGAATTCCTGTTCAAGAGTTTACGCCATCTAGGGGTAATGATAAGATGGTGAGGATCAATTCTGTATCTGATTTGTTTGCCAGTGGTAAGGTTTGGGCACCGGCTACGCGCTGGGCTGATGAGTTGATGGAAGAGATGGCTGCGTTTCCAAACTCTGACCATGATGACTTAGTTGACTCTGCCACGCAAGCTCTGATAAGGTTCAGAAAAGGCGGGTTTATACGCTTGCAGACTGACGAAGAGGACGAAGTTCGCTCGTTTAGACGCAAGGTTTCTTACTACTAAGGATAAATATGTCCATTGAAAAATCACTTTACGCCGCACCAGAGGGTATTGAAGCCCTAATGCCTGAGACAGAAGACGATCAAGGTATTGAGATCGAGATTGTTGACCCTGAAGAGGTGACAATTAACATGGATGGTGTGGAAATTCAGATTGGCGGCGAAGATGATGAGGATTTTGACGCTAACTTAGTTGAAATTCTTGATGATTCAGTGGTGGCTGGGATAGTGACTGACCTAGTTGGTGACTATGACGATGATGTCAACTCAAGAAAAGACTGGATGCAGACGTATGTAGACGGTTTAGAGCTCTTGGGGATGAAGATTGAAGAGAGAGCCGACCCTTGGATTGGTGCTTGCGGGGTTTATCACCCGTTATTGTCAGAAGCTTTGGTGAAATTCCAAGCCGAGATCATGATGAGCACGTTCCCGGCCGCTGGTCCTGTGAAGACCCAGATTATCGGCAAGGAAACCCCCGAGAAAAAAGACGCTGCGACCCGTGTTCAAGACGATATGAACTATCAGTTGACAGATGTCATGACTGAGTTCAGGCCAGAGCACGAGAGAATGGTCTGGGGACTGGGATTGTCTGGTAATGCTTTTAAGAAAGTGTACTTTGACCCCAACTTTGACCGCCAGACGTCTATTTTTGTGCCGGCTGAAGATTTGGTTGTTCCTTATGGTGCGTCTAATATCCAGACATCCCCCCGTGTTACGCACGTTATGCGTAAGACTGAGAATGAGCTGAGAAAACTACAGGTTGCGGGCTTTTATGCTGACATTGACTTGGGTGAGCCCAATAATATGTTGGATGAAGTAGAGAAAAAAATTGCAGAGAAGATGGGATTCCGCGCTTTGTCGGATGACCGCTACAAACTCTTGGAAATGAACGTAGATCTGGACATCCCAGGTTACGAGCACAAAGATAAAGACGGCGAACCCACGGGTATTGCCCTACCTTATATTGTGACCATTGAACATGGAAGCATGAAGTGTCTGGCCATCCGCAGGAACTGGAAGCAAGGCGACAAATTACACACAAAGCGCCAGCACTACGTTCACTATGGTTATGTGCCCGGCTTTGGATTCTATTGTTTTGGTCTGATTCACTTAGTCGGAGCATTTGCCAAGTCTGGTACGTCTATTCTGCGCCAGCTGGTGGACGCTGGGACTCTGGCCAACTTGCCCGGTGGATTTAAGACTCGCGGCCTGCGTGTTAAGGGAGACGATACACCGATTGGCCCAGCTGAGTGGCGCGATGTTGACGTACCTAGCGGGACGATTGCCGACAACATCATGGCTCTACCCTATAAAGAGCCATCACAGGTATTGGCTTCTTTGTTAGACAAGATTGTTGACGAAGGCCGTAAGTTTGCGTCTGCCGCTGACATCCAAGTTGCTGATATGTCGGCTAACTCTCCGGTAGGAACGACACTGGCCATCCTTGAGCGTTCGCTTAAGGTGATGACAGCTGTTCAAGCGCGTATTCACTATTCGTTTAAGCAAGAGCTGGCACTTCTGAGAGACATCATCCGCGACTTCACTCCTGATGAATACTCTTACGAGCCCGAAGAAGGTAGCCGCAAAGCCAAGAAGTCTGATTACGACTTAGTTGATGTGATTCCTGTAAGCGATCCTAATGCGGCCACGATGGCTCAGAAGATTGTCCAGTATCAAGCGGTGATCCAGCTGGCCCAGCAAGCGCCACAGATCTATGACTTACCTCAGTTACATAGACAGATGCTAGATGTACTGGGAGTGAAGAACGCTCAGAAGTTGGTGCCGTTGCCTGACGATGAGATGCCAAAAGATCCTGTGAGCGAGAACATGGCGGCACTGAAAGGTGAGCCAATAAAGGCGTTTATCACTCAAGACCAACAAGCCCACATTGCGGTTCACCAGACGTTCATGCAAGACCCAGTGATCATGCAGACGATTGGCCAGAACCCCAAGGCCAACTTGATCATGGCTTCATTGCAGGCACACATTGCCGAGCACTTAGGTTTCCACTACAGAACAATGATTGAGAAGCAAATGGGTGTGCCGCTCCCAGCTCCTGATAAGCAATTGCCTGATGATGTGGAAGTCCAGTTGTCTCAATTGATTGCACAGGCGAGTGCCCAGTTGTTACAGGCTAATCAAGCACAGGCCCAGCAGGCTCAAGCCCAGCAGTTGGCACAAGATCCTCTTATCCAGATCCAGCAGGCTGAGTTGCAGATTAAGGGACAAGAGGCACAGCGTAAGGCTCAGAAAGATGCGACTGACGCCCAGTTGAAACAATCTCAGCAGCAGATTGAACGCGAGCGAATCATGACCCAGAAGGAGATTGATATGGCGCGCATTCAGGCGACTGTACAGAAAGATCAGATGGAAGCGGCCCAAGATGCCAAGGCCGAAAAGAACAAGCTCTTAACAGACATGATTAGGAACACGCCATGATCGACAAGTATCTAAAACTTCTATCATCAAAGATAGATGACAAAGTATCCCAACTCCAAATGTCAATAGCTGACGGCAAGGCTGAAGACTATGCGGAGTACAAGAAGATGTGCGGAGAGGTGAAAGGTCTACTCACTGCACGTTTATACATCATAGACCTACAAGAAAGAGTAACGAACGATGACGATGACGAGTGAGATTTCTAATCTCGACATTACCAAGGCAGTGGATTTATCCAAGATCTTGAACACAAAGCCAGAGGAGAAGGCTAAACAACTTCCCCGCCCATCTGGTTACAGAATCCTTTGTGCTATCCCAGAGATAGAGAAGGAATACGGAGAGTCCGGACTCGTAAAAGCGGAAGAAACTCTCATGATTGAGGAAACCCTGACTACTGTGTTGTTTGTAGTAGACATGGGCCCAGATTGCTATAAAGACGAAAGCCGATTCCCATCTGGCCCGTACTGCAAGAAGGGTGACTTTATCTTGATTAGACCCAACTCAGGAACCCGACTGGTCATTCACGGCAAAGAATTCCGTGTGATCAATGACGATTCTGTTGAGGGAGTAGTAGACGATCCTCGCGGTATCCGCAGAAAGTAAGGAACGACATGGCTGAATATAAATTTCCCGATGAGCAGGATGACGTTAAAGTCACCGTAGCAGACGATCAAACTGATGAGCAGATCATCATTGACGTAGAAGACAACACGCCAGAGGAAGACCGTAATAAGGATCCTCTGCCGGAGAAAGTAAAGGAAGAGCTCTATAACGATGAGCTTGAAGATTACTCTAGCAAGGTTAAGAAAAAGCTGATTCAGATGAAGAAGCTGGCTCACGATGAGCGCCGTGAGAAAGAGCAGGCGTACCGAGAGCAACAAGAGGCTATTGCCTTTGCCCAGCGGGTAATGGAAGAGAACAAGCGCCTTAAATCTAACCTCAATAACAGTGAAAAGAACGTACTAGCTACGGTTCAAAGAGCTGTTGAGATGGAGATGGATGCGGCCAAGAAGGCTTATCGCGAAGCCTATGACTCAGGTGACACTGATAAGGTCATGGAAGCGCAAGAGCGTCTTACCCAAGCAACCTTAAAAGTGGAAAAAGTTAAAAACTTTAGGCCACAGCCTTTACAAGAGCAAGAAACTCCTGTACAAATGCAATCACAACCAGTCCAACAGGTTCGTCCCGACCCCAGCGCGCAAGCCTGGCAACAGGAAAACCCTTGGTTTGGAGAAGATGAAGAGATGACAAGCTTGGCTCTTGGCCTCCATGAAAGGCTAAAGAGAGAAGGTGTTGCAGTTTCATCACAAGAGTATTACCGTAGGATAGACGCAACCATCCGCAAGCGTTTCCCAGAGAAATTTGAGGAAGAAGCGGAACAAGAAAGTCGCCCAGTGCGCAAAAGCTCGGTGGTAGCACCAGCTACACGGTCAACGTCACCTAAGAGGGTTCGTTTGAATCCATCTGAATTGAACTTGGCCAAAAAACTTAATTTAACGCCCGAGCAATATGCCAAGGCGAAACTTGAAATGGAGGCCTGAAAATGGCTGAAAACAGAAAACCGCGTGAACTTGAAGATAGATTGATGGCTGAACGTCCTAAACAGTGGCAGCAGGCCGAACTTCTACCTGAACCCGACAAGCACCCGGACTATGCTTATCGTTGGATTCGTGTTGCTAATTTGAATGCAGCTGACCCTCGTAACCTTTCAAGCAAATTGCGTGAAGGCTGGGAGCCAGTTACTTTAGAAGAGCAACCAAAATTTAGACTGTTAGCTGATCCGGCTAGTCGATATAAAGACAACATCGAGATTGGCGGGCTGTTACTCTGCAAGACTCCAAAAGAGTTTGTTCAACAACGCAATGCACACTTTGCGAAGATGACTCAATCTCAGACAGAGGCTGTAGACAATAGCCTTATGCGTCAGAGCGACCCGAGAATGCCTCTCTTTAGGGAGAATAAGTCCTCGTCTAGCTTTGGCAAAGGTGCTTAAATTTTTTTAGGAGTCTTAAATGGCATTCCCTACCGTTTCTAAGACGTATGGCCTGAAGCCAATCAATCGATTGGATGGCTTGCCTTACGCCGGAGCGATCCGTCAAATCCCCATTGCAGCTGCTTACGCTACTGCAATTCTGAACGGCGATACAGTGGCTGTTGATACCAACGGCTACTTGATCGCTAACACCACTTCCAACTCTGGCGACAGCATTGGTGTGTTGGTTGGTTGTTCGTACACTAACTCTTCAGGCCAGCCTGTTCAGGGTCAGTTCTACCCAGCCGCTACCTCTACATCAACAGCTTTGGCTTTTGGTTACGTTGTGGATGATCCTAACGCAGTGTTCAAGGTTGTGGCCAGCAGCGGTCAAACCACAGTGCCTACGGCTTTCAGCCGCGCGCTGGTTGGTGCAAACGTTGCTTTGTCTATCAACACTGGTAGCACTATCACTGGTGATTCGTACTATGGTATTGACGGTGCTTCCGCCGGTACTACAGCTACCCTTCCCATCCGTGTGGTTGACGTTGTGCCCGATACTGCAACTGGCCCTGCCAATGCAACCGCCACGACTTACTACGAATTTTTGGTCAAGTTCAACTTGCACCAATACACTGACACCACTGGTGTTTAAGGAGTAAATAATGGCTATTTCACGCGCACAACTGCTTAAAGAGTTGCTCCCAGGTCTGAACGCTTTGTTCGGTCTGCAATACGCAACTTACGATCAAGAGCACAAAGAGATCTACGAAACTGAGACATCAGAGCGTAGCTTCGAAGAAGAGACTAAACTCTCTGGCTTCTCTGCCGCACCAGTCAAGAACGAGGGCTCAGCCATCGCTTATGACAATGCACAGGAAGCATGGACTGCTCGATACAACCACGAAACCATTGCTTTGGGCTTCAGCTTGACTGAAGAGGCTATCGAAGATAACTTGTATGACTCTTTGTCTGCACGTTACA